GGAACATAGGGAACATATAGTAAGAAGGTAGACGGCTAGGGATTTTTGAGCGTTCCCACCCGTAGGAACAGAGGAGGGAACAAGAGGGAACTTACAACTTTTGCAAGTTCCAAACCCATTTAGGTGTTCCCTCTACTCTTTTTTTCTTTCTCTCATATTTGAGACTCTTTAAGATTGAAGATACCGTCATTGTGTCGGATTTTGTTTGACGTTCCACTGGTTTTTCGATTGCCTCGGTAAGTAGTTTTTCAATGGTTATATCGGTACTTTGATTAACAGGATTATTTAACCATTGGCTGATAACGGTTAACCAAGGCGAGTCAACCATGTAACCTAAATTCTCTTTTTCAATTTGATTTTCTTGTTCAAAAGTTAGGAAATGTGACTCTTTATTTTTCCAAGCTTGAACGGCTGCGGACCATATTGCATCACGTTCTAACTGGAGTGAATCAAGATCAATGGATGTAGCAGTGCAAGGAATAACATGAAAGCGGCGGTTTCCAGTGTCATCAAATAACAGACCTGATTCTTTATTACTTGATCCGACAATAATTGAAGTTCTCGGCCATTCTTCAACAGCTTTACCGTAGGGAACTCTTAAAAAATCGGTAGAGCGAGATAAAAAGGCTTTAATATGACCAGCGTGTTTTTTAGAAGTTACCCCGTCAATTTCGGCCCATTCCATTACCCATGAGCGAGAAAGTACAAGTAAATCATCCTTTGAGGAAACATCCCCAAGAGCATCCGAGAAAAAGGGGCCGGCGAGCGTTTGCCAAAAGGAAGATTTTTTTATCCCCTGCTTACCTTGAAGAACAGTTGCGGTATCGTGCTTACAACCAGGAAGATATACACGTCTCACGGCGTTTATCAGAGTTACCTTAAGCATTGCATCGTAGATTGTTGGTTCATCAATAGATGCGTCTTGCGGTCTGAGATATGTTGTTGCTAATCGGTCAATGTAAGTAGGTTCAACCTCAGAAGAAACGTGATCTAAATAAAGGCGAACAGGATCATATTTATTTTCATGTGCAACTTTTAAAAGACAATCTATTGCCATTTGCTTTTCAACTTTGTAACCAAGTTCGGCGAGCGTCAAATAAAACAGTTCGATATTTTTTACTACTTCACCGTCCATTTCAATTGAATGTGAAAAAGTATTGAAGCGAATCTCTTGCTTTGACTTTCGTAGAAAAGAAATTAATTCTTGTGATGTGAGCTGTTCAAGTTTTGAAGGGATCGGAGTTGTCTCCGTTGTTTCAATAGGAACAACAGAATCAGGAAAAATGCGAGGAGGCGGAGTCCAACCATCTTCTTTAGCAAATTTTTGAAGTGTACCGAGCGAGATGCCAGAGCGTTTAAAAGAATCCCATTTCTTTGCACATTCGCCTGGTTTATATTTGCTGTTCTTACTTGAAAGTTCTTCCCAATCTCCGAGGAGTGAATCACCTGCGGAGTGAGCCGCCATTCCAATTTTCAACCATTGGTCGTAGTCATCTATTCGGTTTGGATTGATGGATTGAAGAAGAGAACGGGCTTTGTCTATGTCTGAGTTAAAGACTTCAACGGGTGCAGGTTTCGTTTTCTTAGGTTCCATCATCTTTTTGATAATGGCTAAAGGAGCTTCTGCTATTTCAAGATCATCGGGTGAGCGTCCATCCATCCACCTGTAACCATCAGTTGTTGGATGTTTACCAGAGACAATTGATTGTGCTCCATCCCACCTAAGTTCGATTTGTTCAACGGAGCCGTCAGAATCTTTTACACCAGTTTGAAATTTGCGTGTTTTAATCTTTGACCAATATTTTTCTGGGATTTTGTAAATAAGTTGAAAACGACCAACACGACCAGAAGTGACCATCCAAGAAGGAGGTAAAGAGCCGACAGAAAAACCCCATTCTGTAAGAATTTCAGAAGCAGATTGCCCATCGTGATCAAGGAAAAGAAGACCACCGCTAAGTCTTCCTGCAAGAACACCTATTCCAGTTGACCGACCTTCAGTAATTTCTTTAAATAACTGCGAACGGGTTAAAGGATTTTTCTGCCAATCGTTTTGGTAGGGGCGTTTATTTTGAACGGCGACAAAACCCCAGTCCTTCGGCAAGCGAAGAATTTCATCTTTAATTGTCATTGGATTATCTAGTTAGCTGAGATTCGTAAGCGTCAAGCTGCTTTTTAGTCATTGCATGACGGATGATTGTTCTGATGAAACCAGCTCTTGAAAGCTCAGGCGGTTTATTTTCGTCTAACCATTTTATTTGTTCTTTCGTTAGCTGAGTGTTGATTGTCTTCAGTTCGATGTCTAAGTCCACTGGGGTTGCTTTGGTAGTAGATATGTGTAAGATACCACTATATCCAACCCCGTCAATAATGAAACTGTTCAAGGGCGACCTAAACGAAACATGGTCACGAACCATCGTGGAGATAGATTCTCCATCTGTAAGAGCCGTTGCAAGAGCAAGCAAGTGCAGATTAAGAGCGATACATAAAGATGGACAATTGTTTTGGAAGAGTTACCGAGTAGAGATAGAGGTTACTGTTAAGTGGAATGGCATGATTCAGAGCCGCAAAGAAGTTATTAAAGAAGCTTTTCAAAAAGTGCTTAGTAGCAAAAAAGTCAAAATTTTTATTATTGCGGTGTGAGATGGAACTAAGAAAATATCAAAAAGAGGCAGCGGATAAGCTGTACAACCTTTTGTGGCGTAAACAGTTTGCTTATCTCAGCGGCGAAGTGCGCACTGGAAAAACCGCTTGCGCTCTCTCATTGCTGCCGCGCCTTGGAATCCAACGGTGCTTGCTGGTTACAAAGAAAAAAGCAATCCCAAGCATTGAAAAAGATGCCAAAGCTTTAGGACTGCAAGATAAAGTTTTGATTATTAATTATGAACGGCTGCCCAAGTTTAAATATACGTTTTGGCAGTTATTGATCGTGGATGAAGCACATTCCATTGGGGCGTATCCAAAACCAAGTGGAAGGTGGAAGAACTTAAGACAGATGAGTTATGAGAAAGTCTTGTTAATGTCTGGCACACCATCACCAGAATCTTTTTCACAATTATTTTTTCAGTTCACTTTGCATCGACCCGTCTGGGCGCAATATAAGAATTTTTATGAGTGGGCTAAGAAATACGTTTATCCAAACGTGAAGTATATAGGCACAGGTGTGACGGTGAACGATTACTCTCAAGCCGACAAAGAATTGATCTTGAAAGATATTGAGCCATACATGGTGAAAATGACTCAAGAAGATGCAGGATTTGAGACGAAGATTGATGAAGCTGTCCGATATGTAGAGATGAACGAAACAACTTACCGATTAGCGCAGGAAATTATTGATGACGGTATTGCTAATTTAAAAGATCAAACGTGGATTCTTGCCGATACGGGAGCAAAACGCCTTTCAAAATTAAAACAGCTTTATTGTGGAACGGTTATTCCAGAAGAAAGTAGTAAGGGAATTATTTTTGATCGGTCAAAAGCTGAGTACATCAAGCAACGGTATGGAAACCATAAACTTGCAATCATGTACTGCTATGAAGCAGAACGAAAAATGCTTTATGAAGCGTTTCCTAATGCAACCGATAGTCCAGAAGAATTTAATGCAAACAAGGATGCAGTTTTTATTGGGCAGGTAAGAGCCAGCCGTGAAGGAGTGAATTTAAGTAGTGCAACGTATCTTGTTTTTCTGGGCGTTGACTTTGCAGCACTCTCTTACCTCCAAGCAAGAGATCGAGCGAGCTTCCTGGGGCGTGATGCCAACAATCCGCCTAGAATTAGATATATATTTGCGGCCAATGGGATTGAAAGTCGAGTTTATCGAACAGTCAGAAAGAAAGAAAATTTCACGATCAGTCATTACAAGTCGATCCGAAGCGAATTATCAAGCGAAGCTGGTGAAAAAATACGAGAAAGACGGTTACGAGGTGATCAAGCTGCTTAAGACAAATAAAAATGGTTATCCTGACCTGCTATTGCTTAAACCAAATGAGGTGCGATTTGTAGAGGTGAAGGCACTGAAGGGTCGTTTAAGTAAGATTCAGGAATATCGAATTAAAGACTTGAGGAGTAAAGGCTTTCCCGTCGAAGTTGTCAGATCGCCTGATTAAGTTAATATTTTGATACATGGGAAAGTCCCCATCACCCTCCCATGTACTAGAGAGAAGTAAGGGTGGCTAGCGGCTGCCCTTATTTCATGCTCGCAATTATTCTATCGACTAGAACGGTTTTTTTCACGTGGCTTTGAGTACCTGCTAACGGTTGTAACTGTCTATTAGAGAGCTGCATGAGACCAGCCCTGAAACCTTGAAGACCAACAGGGCTACGATAAACAAAAGGAGAACCGAGCAAATCTAAAAATTGTTTCATTTTGTCAAAAAAACATAGAGTTGACATCTTTCACTGCGTTAAGTATTTTAAGCAAAGTCAACCCCTTTAAAAATGAATTGTAAGAAAAGAAATCAAATTATTCTCCAGATGAGAAAAGAAGGTTATTCTCTTCAAAAGATAGGAACTAAATTTAATCTTTCAAGAGAGTGGATAAGACGTATTTTACAAGAAGAATTTAATGTTGTTGGGAAAATAGTATTTGATCCAAAAAAAGAAGCTAAGGAGGATGAATACACTTCTTTTGAAGTTGCAGCTTTAACTGGCTACGACATGAGCAGTTTTTATCAAATGATAAAAGAAAAGACAATGCCTAGTCCTTCAAGATCGTTTGATAAGATTCAACATCAAGGGATACATAAATTATTTTGGAAAAAAAAGGATATAGATAGATGGATTCAAATTAAATTAAAATATTTAAAAATCGGACTTGAAAATTTTATAAATAAAAGACTTTTGTATCCATATAAGTTTACGCATCACAAGATTCAAAAACGATATAAATTACTTAGAGATATACAGAAAGGGGATTGGAAAGGCAAAGTTTCTTATAACTCAGGAAGAGCACATGAAGCAATGAAAGAATTTAACAACCTTAAACCAGCAGCTAAGTATATTCCTACAGACTATTCAAAACATATAAACAGAAAAACAAAAGAATGTTTTGCAAAAGAAGGCTTATATAACGGACTAGAAACAGCAAGTATCATTGGAATCTCTCATGCAGCAATTGGAAGATACAGAAGCAATGGTGTTTTAAGACCTGAAAAGCATTATGTAAAAGGAGACCATTATTTTACAAGGTTTATGTACTACCCAGAGAAGGTAAAAAACGCCATAGAGGCCGCAGGGTACGAGCCTTCTCCTAAAAGGACTTGACAATCTTACAGGGTGCCTATATATTTAATAAGTCAACCAACCCCATTTTGATATGACATCATCAGCCGTCAAGATTCCTTCAAAATTGACAAGAGCCGTTTTGTTCACGAAGAATCAAGATCTCGAAGCAACCAACGAAGGCTTGAGCCGCAGGGTTAAAAATCTAGAACAGGAAGTCACCGTTCTATTTGCCATCGCAGGATTAGCAACTGCATGGGCCTTAATTTTTTAACCAACCGCCCCGCTAGTCGGGGCTTTTTATTGCCAATTTGTAACAGGGGTGGACAGGGGTGTATTGAGGTGTATAATAGAGAAGTAAACAACCCCAAGCAAATGACTTCTGCTTATTTAACAAAGGATCAACGAACAAGCATCATCGACAAATACATGGAATGGTATCAAGATTGCTTCAACGATGATCCAAAGGCTTACGAAGGTTGCAAACCTCAAGAGCGATTAAACGAGCTAAAGACAATGAACAATACTGAATTGAGAAAGTTTGTTCTTGAAGATTACGGCTCAATTCCCCTCTTTTAACGAGGGGTTTTTTTATTTATTTATAAAACAATGGCCGTTACATTTCGCTATCAAATTCACGATAGGGTAAACAAAAAACGAAACACGGGAGTCTTCCTCAAAATTAGCTCTCTCGTTGGGAAAGTGTTATCAATGAGAGTGCTCCACAATAAAAAAGGTACTCCTTGTGTTTATTGCACAGTCCGTTGGGAAGACGGACGTTCTAGCGAACACGCCCAGCACATGCTGGTTCCTGCCCCGTGAACATAGACAGGGGTGTATAGGGGTGTATAATGAACAAGTTCACGCATTTTTCTTTCCATGCATGAGTCAACTATCGCCGCCGCTAAGGCATTGGCTAAGGCGATCATCGACAACGGAGATCTTGAAGAGATCAAAATTTATAACCTCACCGAGAACTTGACTGATTTTCTTGAGGACTATGAGGAGGATTAACCTCCTCTTTTTTGTTAGAGGTGTATAGAGGTTGACAGGGGTGTACAGGGATGTATAATTAAATTGTAAGCAACCACCCCCATGAAACTTTTTACTTTCGGTATCATTGCCAGCCTTGTTTATTTCAACGCAACCAGTGGAGCATTAACAAAGATGACCCAAGCGGATTGCAACGCTGGCATCCAAGCGGCGTGTGAGCAGCTACAAAAATAAGGAGTCAGGCGACCACCAACCCCTGACAGCCGCCCAACGTCCAAACCTAATGTATCTATTTTTTCCAATGACCTCGCAAGAAGTTTTTAACACCTTTAATTCTGTTATTGAAAGTGCTGATAGCAGCCCGTTTTTAAAGCAAATAGCTAAAGCTGCTTTAGTTGCAACACCAGATGATAAGGCTTTAATTATGCGAACTTGGCCCAAGGTTGTGCAGAACTTTGGCCCAGGTTCTTCTTTATATAAGGAGGCAGCATGACACAAGGCAGCGTACAGATCTCAAATGCTGAATATCACAAGCATTTTGCAGTATCAGCATCAATGATCAAAGTCATGCCTCCTCCTCCTATTC